AACTTAGTCCATCCCCCTATTTTTTGAGGAAGTCCCTTACGAAATCTTACTTTATCGCAATCGACCCAACGGCCTTCTGCTCCCGTTTTGGTGTTTTCGGTATCTATACCAGGTTGAAAATTTAATTGTGTTAGTGGCATAATTCTCCATTATATACCAATTGAAACAAAATTATACTATAATTTGACGCAAGAGGAAAGGGTGTGGATAGTGAGGTGTTTTCCTCTTGCTTAGTATCTTATACTATTTTTTGAACCAAGAAGGAAGTCCTAAATGTGCTCTTTTGTCAAACTTATTATCTTCAGAGCCTTTAGTTGCTTTATTATTGTAATGTAAAAATACTTGACCGCAATCTGTTCCTGTAAAAGCATCTCTCCAATGCTCTAAAAAATTACCTCTATAAACTAACATATCACCTGGATGTAAATCTACTTTTACTCCTTTAGCTTTAGAAGGAATATACTTACCATCTTTATCAACTCCTCCTTCTTCTTTACTAGGGTTAATGTAAATAGGCCAATCGTCTCCACCTAAATTAAGAGTAGTGGATATTTCACAGCTAAACCTATCTTTGTGTCTGTGTAAAATATCCCCTTTTTTATAAATTCTTGCGTAGGCATAAGTCTCAATTAATTTTAATTTTGTTTCTTTTTCCATAATAGGTTTTACTTCTGTAAGCAATGTTTCCATTGCAACATCCCCATAATGAGAATAAGTTTCAGGAACCTGTTGATCATTCCATACACCCCAATATTCTGTCATTGGTGAAATGTATCGTTCATCAAACATTGTTCTTGCTACTTTTCTTTTAAGTAGAAAATATTTATATACAAAATCAGCAATCTCTGGTGATATCGCTTTTTTAATTACTGTGTAACCATTTTTCTCAAAGCTCATTATTTCTCTCCTTTTGCTTGTTTTCTAATAGTATCTGTAATCATTTTTCTTACCGCTTGTAAATTAAAATGTACAAATCTAAAGTCTTCTACTCCAGGATCTACTGTATATTGATGTTCTAAGTAAGCTGGAATAAAAATCATAGTACCCGGTTTTGGTTTATAGTGAATCATTGGCGATGCCATTGATACTTCGGTTTCATTTTTTCTAGGTAAATCTGCCATTACTTTTGCATAACGTGGATCGTGAAATACTGGCATAGAAGTTTTTTCACTGCAACGTAAAAAGTAAAAACCTGAAACGTGATTATCATAATGTATATGACCTTCGTGATGTCCACCACCTTTTTCTGCAAAGTGTTGTACCCAAAATTCTGTCCAAAATAATTCATAACCAGATAAATCATAACCCATATGATCTAATACATTCCAACTAGTTGCGCCAATATAATCTTGAAATTCTTTTAATTCTGGATCGTTAATTAAAGATGTAGAATGATGAGACATTCCAACATCACCTAATCCTTTTTTCTTCCAATTCTTTTCTCTATCTTTAATTACTTTTTGATTATTTTTTCTAGCTTCTTTAATATATCTATCACAAACTTTATCTACGTGATCTACCCATTCTGGTATTTCAATAGAATAAATCGGTGTTTGAAAATAAAGTGACGTTTGTAATTGATCTGTGACTGCCATATATCTATTTAAATGGATAACCAAGATTCCATATGACTAATGAATATCTAGTACCCTCGGTTACTGGTTTAACTCTATGCCAAACAAAACTTGGAAATACAACAATAGATCCTCTTGGTAATATTTCTAAACATTTTCTAGTTATAGTTGGATCATCTCCATTTCTAAATTGAAATTCTAATTCTCCACCTTTATAATCTTTTGGATCTGATAAGGAACAAGTAACGGAAAGTTTTCTTATTTTACCATGTGTGTCTTTATTATCTGGATTATTATAAGGTTGATCCCAAGAATCACAATGCCAATCGTAAAATTGATTTAATTTGTATTTTGTAAATTGACAAGACTCAGAAAAATTCCAATCAAAGTTCCAGCCAGCACTTGCATTTGCTTGATGTACATATGGCTGCACTTCTTTATAAATCCAGCGATCATTCAACCAAGCTATATTTGAATCTCTTTTTTTTCGTAAATCATTTAATTCTTTTTCTTCTAATTTTTCTGCTGGATCAAGTGACTCTAAATATTCATCTGATAAATGAGCGGTTGCTTCTGAAATTATTTTTTTCTTTTTTGGTTTTTTTGGTTTTGCTTTTTCTTTAGCTTCTAGTTCTGCTAATTTTCTAGTTTGACCACCTGTTAAAGCAATTTGCTCACGTTGAGCATTTCCATATTTTATAATATCATCACAAACCCGTTCAGGGATTGCTGATTTAAAATACCAGTAGTAGTTTGTTAAATTCATACTTTCGTTTATAGTATTGTTTATAAACTTCTAAACAAAATTGTCAAGATTTAGGAAACTGTAAATTAACCAGTAACTCCAAAAGTGCCAGGGGCAGTAAATACGTGTTTAGTAGTTCCACAAGCAGTATTTATTGTTCCACCCGTTGCTTTTGCAGGTCCTGGATATTCAATAACAACAATACCAGATCCACCATTACCACCAGCTCTAGGTGTTAAACCTGCGCCTGCTCCTCCTGCTCCTCCAGTGTTAATTGTTCCAGGACTACCATCTCCAGAGCCACTACCAGGTCCTCCCGGTGATCCTGCTCCTCCTCCACCTGGACTTCCTGCAGATCCACCTCCTCCACCTGCTCCTCCAGCATAATCACCTGAATTTGGAAGAGATTGAGTAAATGAAGCAGTAACATCTTTATCAGCACCTCCTGCTCCTCCAGTAGAAGAAACAAATGGTCCTGTACCTGAACCAGCTCCGCCTGCTCCACCAGCGCCACCTCCACCTCCGGATGCTTCAGGACTTCCACTTCCTCCAGCATTACCAAAACCAGAACCTGGAAAACCTGATGCATCAGTTTGAGTAGCTGTACCTCCCACGCCTGCAACACCTCTTGAACCTCCTCCTCCAGAACCCCCTGGATTAGGAGCGCAAATTCCACCGCCTCCTGGTGCTGATCCACCACCTCCACCTAAAGCTTCAAATGAATGACCTGCTCCAGTAAAAGTTGAAGGAGTTCCACTTCCACCTTCACCTGATGGTGATGGTCCTCCAGTTCCTCCACCTCCAATTACAACTGCGGCACAACCAAGTGAAAATTCAACACAAGAAGCTAATATTAAACCACCTCCTGCTCCACCACCTGCGTTATCTGCTCCACCGCCACCACCTCCAGCTACTAATAAAATAGTTGCTCCTTCAATAGGTATAAATCTAGGCCACGTTCCCTGTTTCTGGCTGCTAAATTGTGCTCTCAGTGGCCACGATCCACTAGCCTTGTTTAATTCTTTTACGATAACGATACCTGAACCGCCTGCTGCTCCTACTCCTGTTGGATTTGCTGGAGCATTACCTCCACCGCCTCCACCTCCTCCGCCTGTGTTAGCTGTTCCTGCAGTTGCATCTTGTCCAGGTCCTCCTGGTCCTGGTCTAGTTCCACCTGCTCCACCGCCACCTGCTCCACCTGCTCCTACGTTTCCAGGTACAGATTCTTTTCTAGCCGAACCTCCGCCACCACCTGCATATGTTGTTGGTGAACCTGTTATTAAAGAAACAGTTCCTGCTCCTCCTGGCCCACCTGCACCTTGACAATTTGCTGATCCTACTGCTCCTGCTCCACCACCACCACCGCCTCCACCTAAACCACAAGGACTTCCTATATAAGTTCCACCTGTTCCACCTGTATTACCTTGAGGTGGACTTACTGGTGGTGTATTACCTGCTCCACCTGGAATAGTTGTTGGATTACCATCTTGTCCTCCACCTCCACCTGAAGCTCCAGCTAATCCAGCTGATGGTGATGTGAATGTTCCACCTCCTCCTCCACCTGCTGATGTGATTGTTGAAAAAATTGATGAAGTTCCCGGATTACCAAAAGCACTAGGGCTTCTTGGACTTGAATTAGTAGCTCCTCCAGCTCCAACTGTAATTGGATATGCTGTTGCTCCACAAACTGAAAATGAACAATTAGTTCTAAATCCACCTGCTCCACCACCTCCTCCATGATCTGATCCACCACCACCTCCACCACCAACAACTAATATTTGTGCTACTCTAGTTCCAGGTTGCGTGGTTAAATCTCCAGAGGATGTTTTAGATGTAACAGTATCTTTTCCAAACGAAGTTGGATTAATTACTCCTATGATACCGCCGTTGGGTGACCCCATTTAATACTCCTCTTATGTTAAAATTCTTTAGTTGCCTGTAGCAAACCAAGAGGAAGAGTCAGGTGACCAAGCGAATTCGTTGTTTTGATCGTCTTTACCAATCCATCTTTGTCCAGCTTCATCCCACGAAATAAAGTATCTAACGTTATCTCCGTAGGTTGTAACTGTTGGATATGCAACAGGTGCTTGCCAGTCGTCATTAGCATCAAGTGACCAAGATGCAAAAGGTTGTGGCGATATAAATTTATTTTTAGTAGCATCAAACGTATAACCAATTCCAGCATATTGTTTTCTGAAATTATTATTATACGAAGTTTGAACCCATCTGTTTCCAGTTGTAAAAGGAACTATAGATTTTACTTTTTCCTCTGCTCCAACTGATTGATCCCCGCCGCTCGCATTTACGTCATTGTTATCTATTACAACAACTCTTAATACTATGTTATTACTGTCAATTTCTGCAAAATGTGCCATATTTTTTTTTACTCCTATGTTATTATAATATAGATTTGATTTAAAAGAAAGGTCATATTTAAGAAGTCCATTGGTTGTTTTTCTTTAAATTATATTGTTCTGAAAGTGGCCAAACTCCTGATGCAATTACTGCACCTGCTTGTTCTTGTTTTATTATTACTATACCAGATCCTCCACCTGATGATGTAGCAAAACAATCTCCACCAGCACCACCTCCTCCACCACCCCTATTAGCTGTTCCAGCTGTACTTGTTCGTGAAACAGGACTATATCCTGGACCTCTAGCTCCACCTTGTCCTCCACCACCTGGTCCTGGTGCTCCACCTGGAAGAAGAATAGCTGGATTGTTTTCGTTTTTTGCATTAGATCCCCCTCCGCCTCCTCCTGCATAAAGTACTGGACTTCCTGAAATTGAATTTGCTAAACCTGCTCCACCTGGTCCACCTCCAGAACCACTACCGGGTCCTCCTGCAGCAGAAGCGCCACCTCCACCGCCTGCTCCTTCAAAATAACCATTGGAAGCATATCCACCATCATTTCCTTGTGGAGGACTTGTTGGTGGGCTATTTCCTGTTCCACCTGGAAATATAGAACCTGTTCCATTTGGACCACCTCCACTACCCGATCCTCCTGGTTGACCAGGAAATCCATTTCCAGTTACTCCACCTGCTCCTCCTGCCGATGTGATTGTTGAAAATATTGAATCAGTACCATTTCCACCAGTTCCACCTCCGCCAGCGGAAGCACCACCACCTCCTACTGTTATTGTTATAGGACTTGTTGGTACTGCTATTTTTGTTCCACCTGGAAAAGATGTTCTAAGTCCACCAGCACCTCCTCCACCCCCTAAACCGCTAAATCCTCCACCGCCACCAGCTACTACTAAATAATCAAAATCAACAGGTTTAACACCACCAGCTGTTAATCCAAATCCTTTTGCGGATCCTGCTCCTCGTGAACCTATAATTGGCATCTTTCTATATTCCTCCTGTTATGCAAACTGTGTTTGCGATGCTAATACTGTAAAAGTAGATGATGCTGTTTTAATTGCTGTGTATGTATATGTATCATTAGATGATACGTTTCCAGAAGTTGGTGCAGATCCACCTTGCCATACTGGAGTTACCACTACACCGTCTACTTGTACTGTTGTATTGTAATAAGCTGTTGCATTTTGTTTTGAGATATAAGCAACTGTAATGGATTCACCATTATCTAAAGAAGCATCTAATGAATTAGAACCATCTCCTCTTAAATTAACTGTAAAGTTAGCAGTAGCTGCTGCTGTGCTTAAAATAACACCTTGTGTTTGTGTGTCAAAGTCAACATCAGAATC